TTCAGTAGCTTATTAAGTTCTCTAATCTTTTGTTTTGTTCGCATTGATAGTTCTAAAATGATATGGGCTAAGTCTGTATCTACTCTGCTCTTCTGCCTTAGATTTTAAGTATATAAAAGGAGGCATATGCCAGAGGTATTTCATGAAGTTAAAATACTTAGAACCTTTAATCATTTCTTTTTCTTCTTCTTTTTGGGAAGCTTCTTTCCTTTAGACGCGGAGTTCCATTCAGAGACGTTAACTCCCTTGCGTTCTAATTCTTTTTTGTGTATATTGAAATAGGCCGCTTGGGCCTTAGACTTGTATGGCATTAGACACCAGCCCTAGGCAGGAATAGACAAATACCATATTCCCTATCGAGATAACTACAGGCATGACAACCTACTTGATCCTCAGGGGTTTGTTTAACTTGATTGTTAGAAAAGAAGATGCCTTTGTAGTCGTACCCACCATTTATCTTCTTAACTTCAGAACAATTAATAGGGTAACAATCCCTATCTGAACAACACTCAGAAGGATACCAGGAATGGGCTAAGATAACTAAGGATACTAAAATTGGTTTGATGAGCATAGCCGCATATTATACTTGAAACAGAAAAGGAAGTCAATGGAAGTATTAGGAATCATAGCTGTAGTAGTTGTTATATATCTTTGTATTAAGAACTGGGATGGAGATTTAGGATAATGCAACTAGAATTCGACGAAGAGGAATTTAAAACTTTGCGTTGGTTGATCAATTCAGAACGTAGAGTTCAATATATGATTTGTGAACCTGACCCTAAAACCTTTGAAGTTATAAATAAATTGGCAGAGAAAGTAGGATTGGATGATTAGACGTTGTCTTAGGTGTAATGATGACTTTGATGAGAAAGGAGATTATACCTCTTGGATTTGTATCTGGTGTTGGTACGACAAGTTGTATAAGAGAACCTTGGCCGATAAGTACAAGTACGAAAGGAAGTTAAATGCTATACAAGGGAATGATTTGGCCGGATGAAGAAGATCGAAAGATCATAGAAGCTTCAGAATGGTTTATGGATTTGGTGGATGATGCTCGAGTTGAAGGGTATCACAAAGGATATGAGGATGGGTTACGTGATGGACAGAGACAGCCGGATCTTTAATTTTTGTATTTGGACTATGTTGATATGTATTATCTTAATATGCTTTTTAAGCTGAAAGCGGCCAAGCATGAAGTTCACTGAAATAATGGTTATGTTAGGGGAAGCACTACCCGGAAGGTGGTGTATGATGTACACACAGAACTGTGACCTCTAAAATGCTTACCCGCTATAGGGGTCCCTGGAATATAAAAGGGATGGGTATGGTTTGTGGGGTATAGCGGGAAGGCATAACCCAGGTTTAGAAAGAATACAAACCATACCCTCGACTGCCCATAGGATGCCTCTCAAACGCAATAGGAAGGCCACTGGTGCGTTTTGCTTACCCGCCATGTAGGGTGATATACCCCCTATATACTACTTTAACTAGAAAGTACTACTTTCCCAAATTTAGGAGTCCCTAAATGCTTACCCGCTACCTTAAAATCTGGTGCGATATTTTTGACACAGACGCTTCGCGCTCGATGCTACCACCCCTAACCCCCCTTGTCAACCCCCAGAAACGCATGGCTGCCATGCAGAATTGCATAGCTTCACATCGAGGCTGACTACGATACGTAGTGAAACACGTCTACGACGGGTGCGTAACTACAATAAGTAGTGACCATATGTAACCATATGTACTAAACGTAGTCAACTACTATTAGTATTCAACCGATTGCTACGCTAGGTCTATCGCTAGGGTTGTAATGAAACGATACAACCTGGACGCGGTTGCACCCATTGAAATCATTACACAATTCGCAGTGCCGCTAATTCTGTAACAAAATCAACGCGTACAACCCGCTCTAGGTTGTAATTGACCAAATGTGCAAAATACAACCAGAGGTAGGCTTGTGTATCACCTAACGCCATGATAGTCTGTAATTTGGTGATGGGGCATTCCGCCCTCCGCCAAGGCCAATCAAGGCCGCAAAGGAAGTAGATAGCCAACATGGCAAAGCCGAAAATCTCTATGCCGAATATGCCAACCGCAACCGCAGTCCCTCCGACCGCAGGTGAGCCGCAATTCGGTTTCAATCCAATGGGCCGCGACGAAGCCCCGGACAATCGCAAGGCAATCCTCGCGGACTACCGCTTGGCAATGAACGTGACTGACGCCAAGGGGAACACCACTAACCATATCGACAAGATGTCGGATAGCACACTGTGGCGCACCATCCGGCAAGTTGAGGGTGAGGGTGAGCAAGCGGAACAGGACCGAATTGCGTTGCTGTTCTCTTGGGATGCGACAACCGACAAGACGGACAAGGACGCGGTTAATGCTCCTCGCGTTGACCATGCCCCGGACAGTGCCATCGCTTTCGCTAAGGCTATCGAGGCTGACGCGGCCGCAATGGCCCATCTTAAGGCGGGTGATGATGCTGACGCGGTGGTGAAAGCCACGACTATGACCATGGTGACTGATCTGCGGCGGTTGATTAAGGCCGGGACTATCGACCTTGACGATATGCCTGTCGTTAACTCTCGGTTCGATCAAGCCCCGTACAATGAGGCGGGATACAACGGTCCGCTGCCTGATTATTACAAGCTTGTCGATATGGTCACGGGTGCTGAGACGAAAGGCCGTTGGACGGCTGACGTATACGATAACCTGTCATATGGCCTACTCAATCGGCGGGTGAATGATGCTGTTAAGGCATTCGCCAAGAACGGCGCGGGGCTTGGTTCCTTGACTGCCGAGCAGCGCAAGGAAACGAATGCCTACCTCTCCGAAATCGGCGTGACCTGCGACAAGATGGCAAAGGACACTGACGCGCGGCGCAACGCGGTGAAAGAGATTAACCGCAAGCGCAACTTGCAAACGCGGTTCCTTCGCCAAGCTGTGCAGTATCTTCAGCTTGTTTCGCTAGTCCATTCGACCTTCCCGAATATCAAGGTCCGGGAAGTCTCAACCGATCCGGCGGAGGTGGCGCGTTCCGCTTACCCGATCCGGTTCGGCACTCTGATCCGAGACGACAACGACGAAGTTGTCGATACTCTCAATACGGAAGCCATCACGTTGACCGCGTTCCTTAAGGTCAACCTTGTGCTCGCGGTCAAGGCTGCCGAGCAGCATACGCCTAAGCTTTCCGAGGACCTTAGCGAAGTGACGGGCGGAGACTTGCTTGCCTCATGCCAGCCGCAACCGGAACCGGAGGGTGATCCGAATGCAGCCTCCGGCAAGAATATGCCAACCACCATCGGCCCGGAGCAATTGGAAGTTACCTCTATCCAATTGCGGAACTTCTTTGATAGTCATTCCGATGGCTATGAAAAGCGGGTGGGTGATTTCTCTCGCATGCTAGGCGCCGATGATGGCGGTGACGTGCGGGTGGAAACATTCGGAGACGCCCTCTACTCGGCGCGTGCATGGTTCGATAGCACGTATGGCGCAGCCTATAAGGCTATCAAGGACAAGCGCACCAAGGATGACGCGGACAAGGTGGCGAAGCGCCAAGCTTCCGCCGCACGCTCCAAGGCATTCGTTGACGCCAAGGCCAAGCTGGCAATCAAGGGCTAGCCTTACCTCTGATCTGATCTGATTAGCCCCGGTTCGAAAGGACCGGGGCTTTTTCTTTGTCCATTGCCCACCACTACCATTGTACCATACCACATCCCAGTACCATACAACCCATGAGTTGTGCTCGCCCCGGCCTACAACCCAGGGTAGAATTTCCTGTCACGATGCTCGCGGCAACAAGCGGACGGCCCGGCAAAGTAGTCCCTAGGAATGCGAATGCGGGGCTATTGGCAAGGGGCCTTATCACCCTACCTGGGGTACCCCCAAAACGCGCCCACGGCCTTCTAAATGCGAAAGAAGGCCATTCCTAAGACGGTGGACGGTTATCGCGCTTGCGTACCAGGGTAGTGCATGCTATGATCATAATGGTAGAAGTTAACTTGCTACCAGAAAGGGTGAGACGAGATGATTACATGGAATTGGAAACAACGTGTTGAGGCGATGGAGCGGGTCAACTTGAGGACCGGGCTCCGAGGGGACGCACTACGTGCGGCCGCTGAAGTAGAGATGGCAGAGAACGCAGCCAAGGAACCCGTGTTCAATGTTCCTGCCTACAACCAGACCATCTTCGACTACAAGCGTAGGTTCGAGGGTGGTTATCGCGAGCGTACGTTCGCTCGTACCCTGTATCACCACAATATGGCCCGTTGGCGGGAAGGATTGCCATCGCTATGACCACAACAGTCGTCCACGCAAACAGGCGCGGCGTGTTCTACACGTACGTGCAAGATGACGGGCCTAACTTCGGTTACTCGGCTCGTGTCGCATACGCGATGGGCCTTGATCGCCCTCGCCATCCGCTGCCAGCAACAATGGATAACGCAATCCTTGCGTTGTTCAACCAGAAAGAAGTAGGGCAATGGGCCGTACCTTACTTCAAGCCTAGGCTCGACGCTGCACTAAGAAAGGGTGAGAGAAATGGATAGGCTGCAAGAGCACGCTCAACAATACCTCGATGGTCTGATCACTGATCGTGAGTTGATCGTTTATGTGATCTTGGACCTGGAAGTAATTATCCGGGATGGCACCCCGGATGATGTCGGCAAGCACGATGACGTGGCCAAGTTCCTGGCCAATGCCTTGCTGCCCGTCGGGCAAGAGCAAATGACGGTCTAACAAGGAGGTGTAGCCGCTTAAGTATTGCGCTCGCTGCACATCACACCTTCGCACGGTCCATCACTCATTCCCAAGTGTTGGTGTGCAGCAGGGGCAATATCGCCCAGTCACCAAAGGGTGAGACTATGGCTATGACTTCTAAATACTTTTCCCCTCTGCGATACGTGCTGCACATCGACCTGACCGTGAAGGTGGGTGATGTGCACTCTCGGCAGGAAACTAGCATTCTCGAATGTGCATCGTTCGAGGATGCCCGGTCCATGCACAGCAGGATCGTTAGAGAAGCTAACTACAGTGGCGGATATCACAGGGAGGTGTTCATCTGCGCCGCTATCTTCACACCGAATGGCAAGACGGCTTACATTCGAGTGGGTGACTTGTCGGATGCCGCCGATCGTTATCGAGAAGACCTGAACAACGGCGTGCTCCTGGCAACGGACAAGGCGTGCGCCGATGTTCAGGATTTTCAGTCCAAGAAGGCCAAGGCGGCCTCACCCGACTTCTAATAAACGGCCAGCTACGCGCAACTGGGCCCCAGCAATGGGGCCTTTTCTTTGTCATCTGCAAGGAGAGTAAGATGCTACATGCAATGGATGTGGAGCCTGGTGAGACATTCATTTTCACGCCTGTTAAAGGAGATCCTCGAACGGAGACCTATAAGGTTGTCCGTCAGGAGGATGACTACACCATCGTTAAACGAGTGGTGGATGGAATTGTGAGTGAGATGGAAGAGCGGTTCAACCAATACGCAATGGTTGCTGCGTAGTCTGAAACCTGTGTGAGTAAAGGAGAACTAGAATGATTGAGCTAAAGTCTGTGACTGCACCAGCCATACCAACTGAAAGCCCCCAGATCCAAAAGAGATTGGCAGACCAGCCTTCTAATCTTCAGAAGGCAATGGAGGCTGTGGATCGGGCGACTGCTGCCATTCCAAAGGCCAACCCGGTCGATCAGTATGGTGAGAAGTATGGCCAGCTGGAACAAGATATCATCTCCTCATACGAGAGGATGGCGCAGCACTATGCGACTACTGCCAGTCGATACATGGCAGCTGCGGATAAGCTGCGTGAAGAAGGCAAGCACGCTGCGAGGCGTCACATCGACGATCTGATTAAGCTCGACAAGGCATTCGATGCCATGGGCTTCATCGAGACGAAAGCCAATGGCTCTGCCTCCTAAAGAGCAGAAGGCTCTGACTCTATTGGCAGAAGCCTTCAATGCGCTGTGTCCCGATGAAGATCGGGACGCAGTGTTTCGCGTGACATTCGAAGCGTTGAAAGACGAAACGAATGTCAATGGAACTGAACTCTGCCAGATAGCTGCTGGCATGATCATTGATGGTTTACGTTACGGGAACTGGCCATCTGAGATCAGAAAGATGAGGGAGTACCGTGAAAGTTCTATTCCTCGACGTTGATGGGGTCCTCAATAGGGACGGCACGAAGGAACACGTGATAGAAGGGCTCAACAGATTTGTTGGGCTCGATAAGGAATTGGTAGGACGATTCCTTTTGTGGCGTAACAAGCACAAAGATGTTGACGTTGTATTGTCGAGTACGTGGCGTAAGTACGAAGGGTTTCGTCGGGCGTTGAGAGAGCATGGTATTGAGTGGATCTCGGAAACGCCCGACTTCGTTTTGCAGAACAGAGGAAAAGAGATACTCCATTGGGTAGCTCAAAACCTCAACATGAAGGACGAGTACGCTGCGCTGGATGACCAGCACATCGTGGGGTTAGGCCACCGCTGGGTGCAGACCAGTGAGAAGCATGGCCTACAGAACAAACATCTGCGGCGAGTTAGCCAGATACTGAGGGTGTGATGCGAGGGAAACCAACATTCGAGAGGTATATCTCGCACAGACGTAGACTGCTGATGCTGTGTGAGGTGCCCAACGACGGATGCCTGTTCTTGTTCCATGTTAATCACAGGGCTATCCGTAGTGCTGCCAGTCAGTACGGCATGAAGGTTGCCACCGTCCATCCTAATGTACCGGAGGATTACGGAATCTACCGGGATTACTACATTACGTGGAAGGAGGAATAAATGAGCGGGATGCACTACACCGTTGTCCAGTCGTCGGACATCAAAATCGTGGGCTATGACAGGTCGCGCGAGCTACTGCACATCAAGTTTCACAACGGCACAGAGTATGCGTACGCCAATGTACCATACTCCGTTGTGCGTGAGTTATTGGAAGCCAAGAGCGTCGGTCGCTACTTCCATCAGAACATCAAAGAGAAGTTCCACTACGAGAGGGTCTACACATGATTTGGAAACCCGCACTGGAAGCTGCCATCATCATCTCCATCCTCGCTCTTCTGATCTCTGGGCTAATGATGGCGCAGAGAGGAAAGAAGGTTGAGCTGCCTTGCCTGCGTATTGGTGGGGCACTCGAAATCGGGGGTGATTGTGTGAATCGAGCAAATCAGCCTCAGTAGAAGGTTGTCCGACTTGCACCTAGTAGTTGTACATGTTAGTCTTATAATATTGGAGGTGACTGCATGGAACGCAACGACGTGATGGTGATGACGTTGGATCAACTCAACGAGTTGATCTGCAAAGAGGCGCTCATATGTGTGGGCACGACGGATCCTGGCAAGGATGCGTGCAGCATTTATGATTGCCTGCTCGGCTTCTGGTTCGTAGTCGCTGCGGACACAGACGGGCTATGAGCAAACGCAAACGAGGTAAGCGCCTATTCCCGAAGCGCTACGCCAGCGATTACATCAACACATCCCAGCGCCCTCAAGTCCTTATGTTCAAGAAGGGTGAGGACAATACACAGGGCGGGGACAGATGGTTTGATAACCACGGTAGAGTGAGGACTAACGTGGGGCCACGCCATCAGCGGGAACCTATCCGCAACAACACATTCATGCAGCAAGTCCCTCAGACGAAGGGCAGGCTGCATCACAGTGAGGTTCAGTACGATGAGAAGGGTGAGTTCCTTGTCGAGGCAGCTCAAACGCCTCGTGAGGCGATGGAAGTAAAGCGAGTATGGGCGTCACAGTTCCGCAGCGGGCAAGGAATTGCGGAATTTCACTTCATCCCGATGTACGAGGGTCCAGAGCGTATTCTTGATCTGGGCTTCTCAGGGCAGAAGTGGCTGTGGCGACAAACCCATAAAGTGCTGGGGCAAGTGAGGGTCAGCAGTATCTATGCCTCCCGCGATAGAGCCGTTCTAGCGTTAGAAGAAGAACGGATATTGTGGGATGAATGGGTAGATATCCCTAAACGTATTACGGACGAAAGGTGATCTCACCCTCCCTTTCGGACGTAACGGCCCCCATGTGTAGTAGTGTCCGTAGGATGCTCCGCATGGGGGCTTCTTATTGTCCAAATCAAATGAGGTGGTCCAATGATCATAAAATGTTCGGCTTGTGGCAATCAGAGGAAGGCTCAACCGTGGCGCCAATCGACCCTCACAGTCGTTTCTTCGTGCTTCAAATGTAAGCCTGCTCCCAAGCAAGCTGCACAACCCAAGCTTAACATGATCGAAGCTGCGAAGAGGAGGCTCACAGCTAAATAGACTTTGCTGGGAGGGTGAGATGGAATTCCGAAGTAGGAAGCACAAAGCCTATGTGTATAGGCTAGCTGAGTTCTGTATCTGCGAGGCATTTGAGGAAGCTCATCTTCTAGACCTAATCACGCAGGAGGAACGTGATTGGCTATACAGTCTGATTGGTAATAGAACTGGTTTATTAGGTCTATTGCCCCGAAGACCGGACGACAGTTCTTTGTTCGTGAATGATAACCTTCAACGGTTGATCGAACGAAGAATTAGGGGTAACTCTAAGGAGAACCAAACCATCATGCATACATGTTCGATAGTGCATGTTAAGCCCGGCCACGAGATGCCAGGTGAGATCAGGAAACTGATGCTCACATCAACGAAGCAGATGTCCTGCGCGGTGATCGACACCGATATGGGCATCGTGGATTCTTCGTTGAGCTACGACGCGGCCGACAAAGAGAACGACTTGGCCACTCTGCTGGTGCAGATGGACTCGGCGTTCAAGGAGCAACACCGCATCTTCGCTTTCCAGACGTATTCGACCGGCGAGATTCATCCCGATGACGTTCAGCCGTTCACACTTCTGGAAACAGACGTTGTGGTTACTCCGCCAGAGGGTGAGGAGGACGGGGAGAAGGTCAAGAGACCTTGCCTCGTGGCCTTCATCGACGGGCCTTTCATCGGGTATCATCAGCCCGCATCGGCCCACAGCAACGCTTTCTTCGCCTTCAACAAGGTCATCAAGGAGGAGATCAACGATATCCTCACCGACAAGAAGGCGGACTTCGATGCGCTGCTCGAAGAAATGTCGGGCAAGCGTTTCCAACGTTCGATGCAGCAGTTCTGCTCGCCTAGTGGCGTGATTCTCTTCGCCAGTGGCACCGGCAAGGTCTTTGCCTGCGCCTTCAACGACAAGGCGAAGGAATTCCCGTGGGGCTGGTTGTCGTCGGAACCCTCGTTCGATCAGGAGGGCAAGGACACCACTCCGCACAACATCGCTACACCGGCCAAGACTGAGCGGAAGCTCACGCCGGCTGAGCGATTCAGGGCGGGAAAATCGGGAGAATTTCCTGTCACAACGGCCGACAAAGTGGGTCCGCCTGTTACTACTGCAACGGCAGTTACAGACGCAATCACCATCGATCCCAATACGATGGTCAAAATGCCCGAGAAAATGAAGAATCGTTCTCAGGGTAAGAAACACAGGTGGTATCGGAAGCACTTCGGGAAGGACGTCAGGTTCCCGAAGGATCTCAACGCTGGTCTTCCGTACCACATGCTGGTCCCGGACTCCATGTACCGGGTGAACAGCGAGACGGCACTCAGGGCCGCTCTGCTCAAGGCGCAGGATGATCTGGAGCTGGACCAGGACGATGATGACGCGGCGGACCAGCACACTCCTCCTGAGCCTGTGAAGACTTCCGTCCCGCCCACCGGCAAGGTGGTGCAACAGCCTCTGATGTTGATCTCGCCCAAGGAGAAGGCCGAGTTCAAGCTCAAGGCCGACAAGTATACTCTGGTGGACCCGGAGCGCTTCGGCATCGAAGCGGATACGGAACAGCCTACCTTCCTCGAACAGACCGGTTGTAAGTTCGAGGACGTGATCCTGTGGGACGATGCGACCCTCATCAAGTTCTGCACTGAGAACCCTCTGATGGCTGCCATCTATCTTCGGCAGTTGCACAGGGAGATCGGGTGCAACTACGACAAGGAATTCATCCAAATCATCCGGGATGAATACAAGAAACGGGCACAGCCTAAGGCTGCGGTGGTAGCACCGAAGAAGCTGACGCCCGCAGAACTCTTCAAGCAGCGCGCAGCTGCCGGGGGAGTTCTCTAGAGATCTGCACGCACGGTTTTACTTCCTACCGTAGCGTGTAGATAGCCACCCGGTGTGGTAGTCGGCAGAACTCACCGGGTGGCTCCCCAAGTCCCCTAAAATGCACGGGAGATAAGATGTTCAGACTGCGGAATCCGTTTGTCTTCAATGCGGAAACTGCACCTCCGCCCAGAGTCGAGGTGCAGCCTCACCCTGACATCCTTGCGTTGAGGAACGGCATGAAGCTACCATCTCGGTTCAAGGTCGAGGTTTCTAGTCCTCCCGAGATGGAGAAAGACAAGAAGCAGTGCTGGCTGTTCGAGTATGGCGAAGGAATGTACCAGATGCCCAACCACGGCATTCTGGAGAATGCTGAGTACGTTCAACCTGCGCTCACGAAAGCCAGCTTCGTTCTCTGGAATAAACTCCAGGGCCGACACACGTTTCCCATAGCGCTCAAAACGCGTGGGGTTCAACGCGCTCCCATCTTCGGACAACTGTACCGAGTGCCGAAGAAGGATATTCCTTCCATTGACAACCATCGGTGGAACGGCGTATACTTCGGGAGAAAAGAAGCGCAAGTGATGCTCCCTTGGAACAAGACCATCACAGTCCATGGAGATGGGGTACAGCCGCAGACCTTTAGCTCCCGTGCATACAGACCTTTCAATGTCTGGATGTACGTGGGTAACCCGTTGACTTGGATGCCCAAGATCCGGTGGGATCATGAGTTCTGGAAGCGCGGCGGCAATTGTTTCAAGCAGGCCGAACTCACCCAGAACTGGGAGCTCAACAAGAAAGTCTACGTCTTCGACACCGATGACGTCTGTAAGCGGAATTGGCCGCTGAACGATTTGCGTTTCTTCCGGACTCGTTCTGCCAGAGAGCAGGAGAAGATCTGGGAAATTGATAATGCAGAACAGGATTTGTACGAAAGTGATGCGAAGCAAACTGATCGAGAAGAAACCCTGCCCGCAGTGCCGTGGAGAAGGTAGGGACAATCACGGCGACAACCTAGCCGTATACGACGACGGACATTCGTTTTGCTTCCGGTGTAATCACTACATCGGAAGCAAAACTCAAGACACAGCTTGTACGTATGAGTACCTCCCCTGGCGGGGAGTTACTAACGAGTCCTTCAGGGTCTATGGTGCTCTCACCAAGGTGGACCCTGAAGGACGTCCAATATCAATTGGATACCGATATCCTTCTGGGAATACCCAGGTTAGATTGTTGGATAGTAAGGATTTCTATTGGGTGGTGCCGGATAAGACCATCCCTGTAACTGGTTTATTTGGTCGTGATAAATTCGCGGCTGGGTCCCACGACTCCATCGTGGTAACGGAGGGTGCACTAGATGCAATCTCGGCCTATCAAGCTTTGGGAACGCGTGTTCCTTGTGTCAGTGTGCAAAGTAGCTCCAGTGCTGTTGCTGATTGCACTCGCGACCGGGATTATCTCAATCAGTTTCAGCGGATCTACCTTGCGTTTGACGGTGACTCCGCTGGCCGGTCAGCTGTGGCAGCAGTCGCGAGACTATTTGACTACGAACGTGTCTTCGATGTTCGACTCAGCGTCCGCAAAGACGCCAACGAGTTTCTAGAACACGGAGAAGGCAAGGACTTCTACAACATTTGGGTTAATGCTCGAAGATATCTTCCTGAGAGTTTAACTTCGTCCTTCGTTGACTTCGATAAGATACTCAACGAGGAACCCAAATGGGGTGCGCCATACCCATGGAAGACACTGAACGACATGACGTATGGCATACGCAGAGGTGAGTCCGTCTTGATCACAGCTCAGGAGGGTGTGGGCAAGACGGAAATAATGCACGCCATCGAGTACAAACTTCTAACGGAGACAACGTCAAATGTTGGCGCCATCTTCCTTGAAGAACTCCCCCAACGCCATCTTCAGGCGATTGCGGGAATACATCTCCGATCCCCAGTCCACCTTCCAGACTCGGGTTATACCAAAGATCAAGTACGGGCTGCGATTAGAAGTGTTGTTCAGACGGATGAGCGGCTTCACCTTCATCTACACTTTGGGGGTAGCGACCCAGACGATCTTCTGGACACGATCAGATTCCTCGTTACTGCTCGGGGCTGTGATTATGTGCTTCTTGACCACATATCTTTGGTGGCAAGCGGTCTATCTGAATCAGACGAGAGAAGGTTCATAGACCGATTCACAACAAAAATGGAGATCATGGTTAAGCAATTGAACTTCGCCTTGATCTTGGTCTCCCACGTAAATGACTATGGTCAGACGAGAGGGAGTAGGTACATTGGAAAAATTTCTGATACACGCATTGACGCTACCCGTGATGTCACTTCTACTGATCCTGTTGTTCGGAATACTACTCATTTGATGGTCAGTAAGAACCGTTACGGGATGAGGACTGGTCCCGCAGGTGATCTCCTGTTTGATCCTTTGACATACACGCTTATGGAGGCAGCAAATGACAATCACCTTTCTGGATCTTCTGGTGAAGCGTGGGCCCCAGGTCTCAGTAATAACAGCTCAAACCCCGAAAGGGACAAAGTGGCTGCTTGATAACATGTATCGGATAACAAGAGGCATGGACGGTAAGATATCCGTCCAGTTGCCTGATGAATTTGTAGAGGAGTTAATTAGAACTATGACGCAAGACGGCGTGGATTGTGGCCAATGAATCCTTGGCCCTTAGATTATTGGTCAACAGGCGAATGGCAGGTGGTCAGTGAAAGACTCCAAGACCTATCCCAAGACAAGACTTTGTGGAACCCTGGTCGAGGAAATCTTTTTACCGCTCTTAAGCTTATTAAGCCTGATGACGTACGTGTCCTGGTTGTGGGTCAAGATCCATATCCCAGGCCTGAGCATGCTACGGGCGTGGCGTTCAGTATCCCAGCAACGGTTCCAAGGGAGAAATATCCACCCACCCTGAGGAACATCTTCAAGGAGTACTGCCATGATCTTGGATACCCTGAGCCTTCCTCTGGCGATCTTTCTGACTGGTGTAAGCGTGGTGTCCTTCTGTGGAACGCTTACCCTAGTTGCGAAGCATTTAAACCATCTTCACACCATTGGCTTGAGTGGGGATTCCTTACTCGCGAGATTGTGGAGATGTGTGATAAACAGAACATCGTTTTGGTATTTTTGGGAGGGATTGCTCGTAGGTTTCGTCCTCGTAAGCCTCGCTCTGTGGTCATTTCAACATCACATCCTTCCCCTCTGGGCGCCAGTTCAGGTTTTCTAGGGAGCAGAATCTTCACGACCATCAACATGCATCTGAGCCAAGGTGGGCTCGACCTAATCGACTGGAGATTGACATGAGTGACGACAAAGACAACGAGTATACACTTACCTTCAAAAATTGGAATGGCGTTGGTTTGGTGGTCTTTGCTCTCATAGGGCTTGGATGGTGTGTACTTACCGTCTACGCTCTTCTGAGAGGATGGATCTCACCGGGGTAAATGGCATGTTACAACCATTCCATGTCGTCTGGGTAGTAACTCGAATTGTAGGCGGCCCCATCATTCTGGTGGCAACTGTCGTCTATTTTGTAGAGTACGAACCTGAACATCCAGATACCTGCAGATGTGAGGTTTGCCGATTTTGGGGAGCTTAACATGGGCGCGAAATGTTTCCAAGGAATGAGGAACTACAGCAGAGTTCCTAACTACCCGAAGGAAGAGTTCTGGACGTGCGTGTGTGGCCATAAGAACAAGTCTTGTGATGGCCTCATCAGCCATATCCAGAAGATGGAAAAGAACCCTTGGCACCCTGGCCACAGGTTCTCATACCTGATGAAGCACGGAACTAGGTACGATGTGGTAAGCGAAGCCCTTGATAGAGCTTCCTAATAGTATACTAGTAGTACATATATAGCGTAAATTTTTAGACTTAGTGCGGAGTGTGTGCCATGCAAAACGGATATTTGACGCCGGTCACCCGGATTAGGAGCTTAATCACTTTGATCAATAAAATCCGGGTAAGGTCTCGAAGGAGTCAGCACTCCGAAGAGATCGAAGGAATGTGTGACGAAGTGACTACCTTGTTGGTCCAAGAGATGGCTGACGCAGCACGAAGGAGAGAGTGATGAGCACCCCTTTATCTGATTTCCTTGTCGCTCTCCGAGAGATTACAAAGGAAGAACGCGTCAACTATTTCGAAGTCATCAGGAAGACCTACTGCATTCGTTGCGGTAAGAGGATTCCAACAGAGGACTGCAACTGTTGGAAGCATTAAAAGTGCTCCGTAGGAATGCGATTGTGAGGCATTCAGAGGAGCAGGGTGTTGGGGTAGCGGGCCCTATATAAAAACGCACCAGCGGCCATTTATATGCGAATGAGAGGCATCCTATGACGAAGAAAAGGTCTCCCTCAATGGATGCTTTGGAAAAGAAGGAGAGTGAATTCTTGGAACTAGTTGTTGATAATACTAATAGATTACATAATACCGATGGATTCGATGGACCTGGCGATTGGTTACGCAAGGTAGAAATAGGATCTATCTTCCTTGTTAAAGAGAAGAATAGTAATAACTTTGCGTTAGGTCAATTTGCCCTTATGGACAAAGAGATTGAAATGGGAGTAAGCTTTTTGTTATTCTTCAATGAGAAGAATAGGGAGATTACTCCTGTAGATAACAATAGGTTCTGTAATAGATTTGATTACGTAGGAGAGGTTGGGCGTTATGGGAACGATAGTGGGGCTACAGATACCGAAGAAGGAACGCCAGAGTTACTTCAAAACCCTAGCGATCCTAAAGAAAGCAGTTGACAACGATAGGGAACTTGGACTAGATTCCTCGGCCGATAAGTGGGAGAGGATCTATAAATCTATGTTCAAGGAATTCGTTGCAGCGTGAAAGTAGTAATAGATATTGAAGCCAATGCATTAGAAAACCCTTCATTGATTTGGGTCATTGTCTGTAAGGACATTGAGTCGGGGGAACTCCATGTATTTAGGAGGCCATCCACCAATGCAAAAGAAGCGAAAAGGTTTCTATCGTTTGCTGCTAAGGTCGATCATTGGGTGGGTCATAATATTCTTGGTTATGACCTTCCTGTACTTTCCAGGATACTTAGGTTATCTCTTCCTGATGATATCGGCTCTTGCTGCACCGACACGCTGATCCTATCGAAGATGGCCGACTTCTCTCGGGAGGGAGGCCATTCG